CTATCCATCTCAACACTCGCATCTAAATCAATATGCACTGGTGTAGTACTTGCTAATGTATTAAATACTTTTCCTGTTTGTACGTTGGCTTGCATTTTTCCATTTTCAATATCAATCGCTTTTTGCATATCTTTATAAACATTATCTAATTCATTATCAAATCCAACGCCCATTCCTTGTGCCAAGTATTTACCAACTTCATCTCTCATAACTGTTGATGGTGAATGAATACCAAATAATTTTTTTATAAAGTTTAATACATTACCAACCCAACCTGAAATTTTATTTTTTATCCAACTTAAGCTACCAGAAATTCCTGACCAAATTCCTCTTACTACGTTAATACCAACACTTAGCATTCTTCTAGGTAATCCACCAAACGAATTCAAGAAACTATTTATAAATGCTGAAGCAACTTGTTTTAAACCATTAAATGCTTGTCTCCAATTTCCAGTAAATACTCCAGTTATAAAGTTAATAACTCCTCTAAAAATATTTATCCAATATTGAATTTTTGCGTTAAACCAATCAATTACTAAAGAAAATACAGATTTTATTCCTTCCCATAAACCTTTCCAGAAGTTTCTAAATGCTTCTGACTTATTCCATAATATTATAAATGCTGCCACTAAACCTGCAATTGCAGCAACAATTAAACCAACTGGATTAGCCGATATAACGACAAATAAATCTGACAACGCCGCAATAACGCCTTTTATTATAAGAACTATTTTAAATGCAGTAATTGCTGCAAAAATCGGAATTAATATTGGCAATATCGTTTTTAATGTTTGAATAATTTTCGGCATATTTTTTGCAATTCCATCTAATACTTCTTTTGCCTTTTTTCCTATAGTTGCTATTATCTCACTTATGCTTGGCAAATTGGCGTCTTGTAACCCTTTATTTAGAGAAGTTATTACATCGGCAACACCTTTAACAACTTGAGTTTTTGCTACTTGGATTGATGTTCCTATACCACCTGTGGAGTTTCTAGCTTGTTTTTCAAAGCTTTGAAAACCATTTACACCTTTCGTGTTAAGTTTTGTTACGGTTTCCATAAAATCGTCCATAGAAACTTTGCCATTTCTTAAAGCCTCACCTAAAGAGTCAGCGTCAACATATCCCATAGCTGTTGCAACTTGTTTTAATTGAGCTGGCATGGCTGTCATGGCAGTACGCCACTCCATCATATCTGGCTTACCTTTTGCATAAGCCTGTGAAAGTTGTTCCAATGCACTTGATTGTATTTCAGAACTAGCACCACCTGCTAAAATTGCGTTGTTTAATGCTAGAAATATATCGGTTGATTTTTTTACATTACCATTAGCACTTGTAAATCTTTGAACAGCCATAGCACCTTGATCTAGTGTGGTTGGAAGCCCAGCCAATTTATCACTCATTTTTTCAATAGATTTTTGTGATTCTTTTGCACCTATTCCTAAATTACTCATTACTTTTGGAAAGTTGTTTAATGTATCAACTCTTTTTACAGCACCATCAATTGAACCAGATATTTCACTCATTGCTACACCAATTAACTTTGTAATTCCTAAACCTGCAACTATGTTTTTTATTGATGTTCCTGCTTTTTGGCTTGTGTTTTGCATTTTGTTTAAACCATTTTCAAAATTTTTTGTATCTAATTCTGTGCTAATAACAATTTTACCATCAGCAAACATTTGAATATCTAATTTTAACATAATATCGTCCTCCTTTCTACCATAAAGCATTTGCAAAGTCTTGTTCTTTTTCTTCTTCTGTTCTATTATCAGGAAGTGCATATTTTATTTTTAATTTCTTATAATGTTCTTTTTGGTCTTTATCTTTAATTTTTGATAAATCAACAGCTCTGTACTCCATAATTTCACATATACGATTTTCTTCATTTAAACCCTCAAATAAGCTCCTAAACTTCCACCAATGTAAATAATCAACCTCGTTTAAATCAAGCCTGTATTGACTTAAAAACGCAGAATAAATGAGGTTTGAGTCATATTCAAAAGAATATATCGCTTTTTGCTTTTTTTCTACCGTTTTTTCTTTCCTCTTGATTTCTTTTTTATCTTCGCTTTTGCCTAAAGTATAAAACCACAAAATTGCTTTGATGGCTTTTTTTATTTCATCGACGTTTTCAAATTCTTCATCTTTAAAAAACAAATTCAAAGCCAACATTATCTTTTCTTCTTTTTTCAATGAACTATCTTGCATTAATAATTCAAATAAAATAAAAGACCTAAAATTTGTATCAATTTTAAGTCCCTCATAGTCAGTAGGCAATTTATCAATTAATAAATTCATCTTTTTAACCTTTCAGGACTGTATTTATTGACAACTTTTTTAAAATTATTTAATTGTCTGTCTCGTTCATTGATTAAGTCCTCAAAGGCTTGTAAGCAATCTCTTAAACTGTTTTTGTCTCCAAATATTTTTTTACTAGATCCATCTCCTAAAACATAATCAAAGAATTCCTTTACAATTTTACATTCCTGCCTTATGCCTTCGGCTGGTGTTATATTTTTTTTATTTTTTTCAAGTTCTTTACCTTGCTCTTCTACTTCTTTAACTTTTTTATCGATTCTTTCAATTAAATCTGCGTCGGTAAAATCTATTTCAAATTCTACTCCATTTATTAACATAAACTACCTCCCATTATTATTTTTATAGACCTGTTCCATTTTCAGTAAATGTAGCAACAGAACTATCATTGTTTAAAGTTGCTGTTCCTTCAATTCTTTTACCAGTTGCTTTAAATGTTCCACTATATGTATAAGCATCAGTTCCATCACCGTCAGCGTCACCGATAATTGAATATTCTCTTTTAACAGCTTTATAAGCTCCTTCTTGTCCTGATACTGGTTGTGAAAAATCAACTGTTACAATGTTTCTTCTTGCTTCACTTCCAGTTTTTTCATTGTCTAAGATTTCAACCATTTCATCGTGAACTAAATCGCCAGCATATTGGTCAAAACCAAATTCAATACTTGGTGAATATCCTGTTACGTCAGTTGTTTCCATTTCTTCGTCCACATAATGACGTGTATATTCAATAGCATTTTTACTACCACTTAATGTAGTAAAACCTCTCATTCTGTTAAAAGTTTCAGTTCCACCAGTAATATTACCAAAAAATGAAACTTTATCGCTTCTTTTTATTAATGTTCTTGGCATTTTGTAACCTCCTTTAATTTTTAATATAAGTTATCCTCATTTGAATACCATATTTTGCTGTACCATTTTCAATATCTTGAATAGTACCATTGTTTAAGCATTCAATAGATTGAATACCGTCGATATCAGGTAAAATACCTTTTTTGTTTTTTTCTTCTATTTCGTCTGAAAATCTTTCATAAAAATTAAGATTTTCTATATTTTGATTTAAACTGTCGTCATAAAACTCTTTACTTCCAAATTGGAAAACTAACTGATATAATCCTCCACCATCAGTATAAGGTCTTAAAACTCGGTCTGTGGGTATAGGTTCTATTGAATATGAAGTCGCCTCTTTACCTAAGAAGTCTACTAATATTTCATTAAATTCTTCTGCAAGTGTGATATTTTCTTTAAAATAATCTCTGATTTTTTCTATCATTTATATCACCCTTTCTTTAATTTCATGTAATTTTCAACCTCTTTTGTTAGCAAATGACCTTCAGCACTCCACATTTTTCTATCCCAGTATTTACCTCTTATGCCTTTACCTTTGTTTGTAGTGTATTGCTTGTGAGCATAAGGCTGTTCGTATGTAACGCTTCCTGGTCTAACTGTAACAGTGGTCGATAAAGCTCCAGTATCAAAAGGAACATATTTTTGCATTCTGACAAAAGCTCTATTAGATAAATATAGTCTACTATTACCATTTTCTTTCAAACCATATTTGCTAATTATTCTCCCTTTATCAAAATCTTTTAAAGTATATGTTATTTTCATTATTTACCCTTAACTTCAAAATGTTGCATATTATAACTACCAAAATCTTTTAAATCACTTGCAGTTATCTCAAAAGTTTCATAAGCTGACAAATCTTTAATACCGTTTACTTCGGTTTCAGGTACATCACCTTTAATGATAAAATCGCCATTTCTTAAAGTCCAACCTGTACCATTGTACTTTTTAGGATCTTTATATTCTGATATGTCATTCTTATCAAAAGGAATAAACACATCAACTTTATCATCTGAGTTAAAACCTGTTGCTAATGTGACAGATTGAATATCGTCCCAAAAGACATTATCAATCACGTGCTTTTTATAAGTCACATTATTAGTAAATGGTTCTTTATATCTATTAAATACACACATATTAGTATTTGTGGTCATTATCTCACCCCACAATATAAAATATGCTCGCCATTTACAATAACGCCGTATAACTCGCTTAAAATCAAATCGTTAAGTTCAGCGTTTTTGCTCTTTATAATCTCTTTCATATCGCTATTATAAGTAACAGAATAACTGCCTACACTTTCGCTTGATTTACCACGATTTACTTGTTCATCATAAGCCTTTAGAACACTATCAATCATTTTATATTCACAAAGTTTTACTTCGCTTGGAATATCCTTGCTTTCCAAATTTACAAGCCTGTTGTCAGTCCTTAAATCAATTTTACGCCTTGCCTCAAATTCTAATAGATTAAAAGGCGTTAGGTCTAAAGCACCACCTAGAGCCTTATATTCTTCATAAGTTAGGTATTGTCCTTCAAATTCCATAAACGCCCTCCTTTAATTATTTATTTTTTTTATTTTCTTTTTTATCTTCTGCTGGTTCTTCCTTTTTAGTAAATTGTTTTACTTCTTCATAGTCAGCAGACTTTTTAAGTTGTTCTATAACAAACTCATTATTTGTTTTTAGGATTGCTCCTGTATTTAATTGTTTAAATTCCATATTATCACCTATTATTTATAAATTATTAAATCTGGTGTAACAGCTTTAGTTCCTTTGTAAGCAAATAAACCAAATGCAGTAGCGTCTGATAATTGTACTTTTTCAGGATTATAAATAGAAGTCATAATTGGTTGTGCAACTGCACCGTCAACCATAACAATATAATCAGTATTTGAAGGTAAAAATACACTTGAATAAACTTTAACGTTGTTAAATGTTCCTTCTTCATAGTTAGGAACTACACCTAAATTATTTGAGTTAGAAATAGAGTTGATTTTATTTCTTAATTTTCCATAGTAAGCTGGTGACATAACAATTTCAATCATGTTACGAGGTACACCTTGTACATAATCATTTTTAGTAGTTTCAACTGTTTGGATAGCTTCTTCAATTTCATCTTCGACAGCCATTCCAGTAGCTGATGGAGTGAATTGAGTACCAGCAGTTTTTGCTTCAGTAAAGAACTTAGTATCTAATTCAACAGCTAAAGCGTTTTGATGATTTCTAGTTCTTCTTTCGATTAAACCGTTAACTCCATAAGTTTTTAAATCTTTTTCTTCAACTTCTTCTATGTATTCAGTATCATCATTAATAGCAATTACAACTGGCTCAGCTTTAATATAATCACCTTTACCATTTGCTCTTGCAGTTCCATAAGCTTTTCCACTAGCGTTAACAAATCTTTTTGCTTCAACAGTTCCGCTAGTAGGATCACCAGATAAATCTTGGTTTTTTAATCTTGATGCTAAAGTAACGTGTTGTAAGTTTTCAACAACTTTTCCGTATTCTTCAGCTAATTTGTCTTTTCCTGTTGTTCTTAAATCAATAGATAAAGCATCTATTCTTGCCATAATAAATCATTCCTTTCTTTACCACATTATTGGCATTTCTTTTACATTGTTTTCTTGTTCACTATCTCCCATGCCTTCCATGTCTTTAAATTGATTATCACTGGCGAATATATCAGTTTTATCCTTTGTTAACTCATTGAATAAATCTTGAATACCCTTGCCTTTATTTTCTGGCTTATTTAAACCAGTTTTAATATCATTTAAAAGTCCATTTCTTGCATATTCGCTAGTAAACTTTTTCCCCTCGAATAAAGCATTGATATTATTAGTTAATATCTTGTCTTCTTCTTCGGCTTTTTGTTTTGCCTCTTGTTCTTTAATAGAGGTTTGCAACTCCTCAAATTTAGATTTCCAATCGGCGTTGTCTTTAGCACTTTCGTTAAACTCGTTGATTTTAGATTCGTAAGTAGACACTTTGTTTTCTAGTTCTTCTTTACTAGATTTTAAAGTTTCTATTTCCTTATCTTTCTTTGTGATAGCCTTGCCATACAAAGCCATAACCTTATCAATTTGTTCACTTTCTAAAAAGTCTAAATTTTCTCTTTTCATAATTTCCTCCTACATTTCTTTTACGTGTGATGAACACGCCAGATAAAATTAAGTAGTTCTCTCTGGAACTCTACATAAATTATAGCACGGTTTTTAAAAACTGTAAAATGATATAAAAAAAAGCAAACTATTGCTTGCTATGTTTCTTTTTCTTTTTTGGTTTTTCTATAACTTTTTCTTCTTCCACAATTTCAATAACACCATGTGATTTTAGAAATTCAGCCCTTTCTTTGCTTACTTCCCAAACATCACCAGCCTTAGGATATATATCTTTTTCCTTTTGCTTGCTTCTTTCTAAATCTTTAATTCCTTCAAATTTTGGTAAAGCTCTTATTTTCATAATTACCCTCCTTTTAATAAATTATAACACAAAAACAAAAAGACTGTAAAATTACAGTCTAATTTACAAGCCACACATACTCGGCTTCTCTATCTCGACAATCGAACGTATCATAAATAACACCATTTTTAGAACACACAATATGTCCGCGCATTGTTATTAACAATGTGTTATGTGGAAACATACCAGAAACTTGTCCGACAGTTCCGTAAATATTGTCTAGTCTTTGATATGTTCTATCTAAATAACCAATAACAAAATCTCGCTTGTCTAATAAAGTTCCCTCGTATTGTGCTATGTCGCTTAAATAATCATACACATAATCCCATGACTTACCTGTTGCACATGAAATTGCCCTTAAAACACAATCGTCTTCATATCTATTTAATGCATTAGCATTATAATACTTATACATTATCTCATACTTCTTTGTAATGTTTCATTAAGCATTTGTTTCTTTTGTGGTGTATCTGCTTCCTCATGTAAGAAATCTAAATATTCTCCTAATGCTTTTGCCATAAAATGAAACGCTTTATCAGATTCTTCTCCTGCTCCGTATCTTTCTCTTGATTCCATATATCTACCATATTCGTTAGACATTCTGTCCATGTAATCATCACCACGATATCTCATATCACGTCCTCTAGCACCATAATTTCCACGTCCATAGTTTCCATATTCTCCATAGTTATCACGTCCATAACTATCATATCCTGGTCTTCTTGCACCATAATTTCCGTACATATTATCTTCCTCCTTTGCTAATTTGTTTATTTTAGTTAGTTTATACAAATGATCTAAATTATTTGTAGTTAAACCCTCTTCAAGTATTTTATTAATACTTTCCTCGGTCTTCTTTTCCAATTTCTCGTTCATGGTCGTTCCTCCTTTCTTCGAGTAAACTGATTATTTTTTCATTTTGAATTATTATTTTTTCTAAATATTCTTTATCTTGCCTTTGTAACTCTTGCATTAAGTCAGTATTGTTACAATCATCAAATAATATTTGTAGACTTAATACTTGCAAGACTAAAGATAAGTTATCAACAATGTTGTTATTCATTATCTATTAAGCCTTGATATACTAAATGTGGCATTAGTTATAATTGCTTGTGTAGTTGATATTGGTGTTGCAGGTGCAGTTGGTGTTGGAACACTTGGAACACTTTGAACTGATAGATTAGTTGTTCCACGAGGACAAACTCTTAATTTCTTGTCAAAAGATACAGTTTCATAATCGTCAGCAGCTGCAATCGTTACAGCTCTAACTGTATCTGGTATTAATACTCCATCTTGGAATAAACCTATCGCTACAACACCTGGAGTTGCAGTACTTACAGAAGCACTAAATTCTACATCATAATAACCTGTGTATCCATTTCCAAATATTTTAAAATTAGGATTACCATTTGAATAATCTAACCACCCATTGCAATTGCAAGAAGCACATCTTGTTCTAATATCAGTTTCATCAAAAGTTATAGGACTTGCATTACTTGGTAGTGCAAGAGGTTCATTAATTATAGTTTCTATCATTTTATCTTTTCTCCTTTCTAAATAAAAAGAACAGGCACTTGCCTATTCTTTGTTTACAGTTGTTTGCAACTGTTTACATTTGTTAGCAAGTTCTCGTATTCGAGTTAGTTGTATTCAACTCATGCTATTAAATAAATTGACTTGTGGTATTAAATCCACATCCACATCCATTATTTCCAGGACATGTGAAAATTCTTTGATTTCCATAGACTGGTATTGTATTTATTGGGCATGTGGCTAGACGATTATACAAAGCGTCAACTTCATTGTTTAATCCTTGTGCAATAAATGCGTTTTGAGCAGTTTGTGAAGCTTTTAAATCAGCCATGTCTAATTGTCTTTGTAGGTCTAAAATCTTTTCGTTTTTAGCGTCAATCTTGTCATTACATAATTGGTCTAAAATACGTTGAGTATTAGCAGTTTGATTGATTAACACATCTTTTAACCCATCAGCTAATGCAGCTCTATCAGCACAGTTTTCGCTTAGAATAGTGCTATTTAAGTTAGCTAATCCTAAACGATTTTCACAGCAGCAATCAGCAAATTGTCTACTTAAATCAAATGCAGTATTCATATTTGCCATTTGTCTATTAGCAGCTGCAATTTCACTATTGTAGAAACCATTGTTTATTGCTGATGTAACACTTGCAGTTGAGTTGCAAATTGCATTTTGAATATCATTTACATCATCTCTAATACCTTCAACTTGGTTGCTTAAATGTAATGAATTGAATCCATCACTTGTATGGTTCATAATGTCTTTTTGTCCATTACTTAACCAAGCATAGCCATTGTCAAAACCATTACCACCGAAGCCAAAACCTCCATTACCCCAGCCACCATTACCAAATAATAGTGCGAAAAGTAAAATTGCCCAGATTCCGTCACCACCTAGAAAACCACTGTTACCACCAAAACCTCCGTTATACATTGGATAAACTGGGTAAGCATAACCATTGTTTCCGTTTGTAGTAGCGAGTTCTACTGTTGGTTGGATTCCATTTCCGTTCATAATTTCACCACCATTCTATTTAAATATTTAAGTCGCTAGTAAACTTATTGAGAAGTACATATAACTAGCATAAATACCTCTCAATAAGGCTATTAGCCTTGTTCTTGGGTATTTTGTTGTTTATTTTGTGGTTGCAGTCCACCCATCATTTGTTGCCATTGTTGTTTTTGTTGTGGGTTAAAACCATTTACTGTTTGATTTAAAAGTTCCTCAGGGTTATTATTTTTTCTTGCTTGTTGATACTCTTGATACGCTTGTGGACTTACTCTTTTGAGTTGCCCCTCCAACTGTGTCATCACTTGCTGTGGTATCTGTTGGAACTTCTGTTGTAATAACATTTGCATTAGACCTTTCATTTGCAATCATTCCTTTCAATTCACTTATTTGCGACATTAATAATTCAATTTGTAAATCTTTTTCGTCTTTTGGTATAATCTCGTTTAATTCATAAGTTTTAATATCACCTTTTGTATTTTTAATCCAAACTACCGACATATCTTTACTAAAAAACGGTGTATCACCAATAACCATATCTCTTTGTACTTCTTCCATAGAACCTGCGTATTTAATTACGTCACGATTTTGTGGTGCAAGTTGGAAGTTCTGTGTTAAATTCGTTGGTTGTTGTAGATTATTCTGTGGTATTTGTGATTTTAATCTTTCCAATTCGTTTATTTGGTTATTTATCTTATCTACTGTCATTTGTGGATTATATGAAGTAGGCATATAAGGATTAGTTCCGAACATTTTTAATCATCCCCCATATAAATATTTATTACTTTTGGCTCTTTTGGTGGTTCCCAAAATAATAAAGACAATAACATCACAACCAACAAAATATCAAAAGGTTTTTCTTCATTTTCTTTTACTTCATTTTTTTTAGCCATTCTTATCACTTCCTTAAAATGTGAAAAAAAGGAAAAACTTTAAATGTGTTTTACTACTATTTAAGTCTTTCCCTCCCTTCGTTTACATTATCTCATCGTTTAGGTGTTTAAAAACGACTTCTTAAAGCCATAAAAACGCCACAAAAAAACAGAGTTATAAAACTCTGATTATTTTCTTTTTAAGTTCATTTATTCGCCTATTTACTGTTCTTTCACTCATATTTAGTTCCATAGACATTTTTGTTATAGAATAACCTTTTATTTTCATTTCAAATATTTTTATAAGTTCATCATTCAGCATTGCCCTTTTAGATATAGTTTCAAACTCTTCTTTTGTAAAATCAAAATTCATAAGTTTTTTTATTTCTTTTTGCCACGTTTAGCGATAAACGATCCGCAGGTGGGACAGTGCTTAGGTTTAATTTTTGATTTACGATAAGTTGTTTTAGTTCTGCTTTGTTTAATTTTTCCCATATTTAATCACCATTTTTTATATTACTATTTTCAATTGTATTAACATCTTGTATTTCTTGAGTAGTTGTTTCAATAGTCCCAATATCATTTAACAAATAAACCGTATATATACTTACACCCACTAAAGCAATAAATGTAATTATCCACATAATAAAAATACGTTTGTTGGCTTTTCGTTGGTCTTGTAATAGTTCAAGTGCAAAACTTTTTTCTTTTACTTCTTCAATTTCCTTTTTTATCTCCATTATTTCATCCCTCATTTTTAATAGCTCCCTTTATGGTACTGTAAAACGTGTTTTTCTATTTCTTCGTCAACTATTCTTTTAATTTCTGTTTCTTGGTTTTCTAACTTTTCTAAAATTTTGTCAACTTTATTTGATAATTGGTCTAGTCTATATTCAATTAAACGCTGTTCAGAGGCTTCCTCTTTTGTTTCTTTAACCGCCTTGTCTTTTCGGCCTAAAACAAAACTTGATATTGCAATAACACAGCCTATAATGCTTATTGCTAAAGGCAATTCCATAAACAAACCCCCCTTCTTAGTTGTTATTCATGATAGATTATACCACCTCTTTTAAAAATTGACAAATGGATTATTTTTGACGTCTTATTTGCCTTTTTAATTTGTATTTAAATTCCTCGTTTTCATTTCTAAATACTATATTCCCGCACCAATCACATATTTTATATGGTAAAAATACAGGCATAAAGTGTGAATGCCCACATTTACATTTTACACGATTGTCTGTGTACATTCTTAATCTTTTTGTATCACTGGCATAACTCATATTCAGTCCTCCTTTAAAATATCATGTAATTCTTTTGCATTGTCTTTGTCAAATGTATGTGTTTGATAATATTCACCATTTTTATCATCAAATATAAAATGTTCTTCAATATATTCGTTAGCCTTGTCTATTTTGGATTGTAAATTGTTGTATTCATTTTCTAATGTTGTTAAATATTCTTCACAAGTCTTATCTTTAAATTTAGGACAATTTTTACCACAATTGCCACTTATACCATATATCATACAAGTATCTAAATTACCTTTTTCAATTGCTCCTTGAGTTAATAATTCTATATTGTTTGCTAATTCCCATTCTTCATTCATTTACTCCACTTCCTTTTTCTTCTTCAAATATATCAATTCTATAATTGTTTTTTGTTTTCATAAATTCAATACATAAAATATATTTTTCATAATTATAAGTGGTTGAAT